GGACACGCTAGGTGAAATCATTACAAGATTGTCAGCCCCGGCTGACTACACGGAGGACTAACCGTTTCACACGGGGCCACGAAGTAGCGAACGTGGCTGCGATGATGGGCACACCGTTCATGCCGCACCAACGGCACGTTGTTGACGTTGGGTTGGAACAGGACGGTGACAAACCCGCCTACCGTGAAGTGGTGTTGTTGACGCCACGTCAATCGGGCAAATCAACGTTGTTGCTGTCTCTTATGGTGTGGTCAGCGTTGCAGGGGCGTCGCCGGAGGGTGGCGTACACGGCGCAGACGGGTTCGGATGCCCGCAAAAAATTGAAGTTGGATTTTGTGCCGATGCTGATGGACAGCGAATTGGCGCAGCTTGTGAAGCAAGTGCGGTTGGCGAATGGTGAGGAATCCATCGAATTTGTGAACGGGTCACGTATTGAAGCGTTGCCGTCCACATTGACAGCCGGTCACGGCATGACGTTGGCTGGGGGCGGGTTCATTGACGAAGCATTTGCAGACATTGACGACCGACGAGAACAAGCGATGTTGCCCGCCATGGCGACATGTCCGGATGCCCAATTGTGGATTGTGTCCACGGCTGGCACGGAAGCATCAGCGTATTTGCAACGCAAAGTGCAGTTGGGGCGTCGAATGGTGACTGAGCGTGCAACTAGCGGGTTGGCTTATTTTGAATGGTCAGCACCGGAGGACGCCGACCCTGACGATGAAACCGTGTGGGGAACATGCATGCCAGCGTTGGGGCGCACTATTCAAATGGATGCGATCCGGCACGCCCGACAGACGCAACCCGACGGCGAATTTCGGCGGGCGTGGCTAAACCAGTGGACAAAAACCGATGAGCGGGTCATACCGGAACAGGCATGGTCAGCAATTTTGACGGATCGTGCTTGGCCTGACGAGGGGCTCGTATTTGGTGTTGATATTACGTTGGACAGGCAGCGGGCCAGCATTGTGGTTGCTGACATGGCTGGCACCATTGAACTGATTGACAACGCAGATGGCACAAATTGGATTGGTGACCGGGTGCGTGGCTTGCTTGCGTCGCACGGTGGACGTGTTGTTGTTGACCAATATGGGCCAGCGGGAAACCTTGTGGATGAATTAGCCGACATCCCTATTGTCAAATATGGGACGCGTGACAGTGTTTCAGCTGCTAACGCAATGTATGACGCCATCATGCAAACCAACGGAATACAGGTGCGCCCACACGAATCGTTGAGCAATGCTGTTGCGTTCGCACAGAAAAAGCCGGTGGGGTCGGGCTGGTTATGGGCACGCACTGACCCTGCTGCTGACCTGTCGCCGTTGCATGCCGCAACCATCGCATGGCACTGCGCAAAGTTTCGTCCGCAACGCGTCAAGCGTCCGATGGTATTCTAGGAGACATTATGGGCCTGTTTTCTCGTCGCAAGCCTGAGCAACGCGCAGCGGAATTTCCGTTTGTGTTGCCGACGGCTAACTATTTGCAACCGCTACAAGGCCCGCTGAACATTTCGTATGACACTGCGTTGGGTATTCCGGCGTTGTACCGGTGCGTCAACATCATCAGCGAATCAATCGGTAGTTTGCCGCTTGTCGCATACCGGCAAGGTGACCGGGTGTCACCGCAACCCGCCATTTTGACCATGCCGGATCGGACAATGACCCGCATGGACATGATCGCATCCACGGTCATGTCAATGCTGATTGACGGCAACGCCTACTGGCTGTTGGGTGACCGTGATGAGCTTGGTTATCCACGGCAAGCCGTTTTGCTGGCCCCCGACGCCGTGAACATCCGCACTGCCGCTAATGGTGCCACCATCGCATACCAAGTTGCGGGGCAGGTGTACCAGCCGGAAGATATTTTGCACATTCGTGGTTTGACGTTCCCCGGTTCTGTCAAAGGCATGTCAGTTATTGAACATCACCGCCGCACGCTAGGGATCGGCATTGCGGGTGAGGACTGCGCCAGCGAACTGTACAACGCTGGCGGTTTGCCGGTCGGGGTGTTGGAAGTTGACGCCGACATAACCCGTGAAGAGGCTGACGCGCTGAAAGCCGGATGGATCGCTAATAACGGTGGCCGAAACCGCACCCCGGCAGTGTTGGCGAACGGCATCGCCTACAAACCGTTGTCATTTTCAGCTAGTGACCTTGAACTGATCGACGCCCGCCGCTACTCAGCGCAACAAATATGCACCCTGTTCGGTGTGCCACCGCACATGGTCGGTGTCGCCATGGACGGAAACAGCATGACGTACAGCAACGTCACACAAGACAGCATCCAATTTGTGCGATACACGTTGCGCCCATGGCTGTCACGCGTTGAACAAGCATTGTCAATGCTGCTGCCAAGAGGACAAAACGCACGTTTTATCCTTGACGACATGTTGCGGGCCGACACTGCCACCCGCTACGCCGCCTACGAAACCGGTTTGCGTGCCGGATTCCTCACAATCAATGAGGTACGCACAATGGAAGATATGACGAACGCCACAAGTACGGAGCCGATGCCCAATGGGTGAACTAATCACGCGCACCGTCGAATTCGCCGGATTTGAAGTGCGAGCAGACGACGACGGACACCACCTAGTAGGAATTGTGGCCCCATTCGGCGCAATCTATGACGCCGGAAGCTATTTGGAACGGTTCGCCCCAACCGCATTTGACAAAACGATTGCGGAACGTGGCTCACGCATCCCACTGTTAGAACAGCACGCCACCGACCGCATGCCTATCGGACGGGCAGTCAACTGGGAAAAAACAAATGACGGGCTTATTGCGGATTTTCTGTTGGCAAACACGCATCGTGGCGAGGAAGCACGGGTACTTGCCATGGACGGGTTCGTGTCCGGTTTCAGCGTCGGGTTTATTCCGGTGCGCACCCAATCGTCCGAAATGAACGGTAGACCATTGCGCACCCGCACGGAAGCCAAATTGGATCACGTCGGGTTTGTACGTAACCCTGCGTACAGTGACGCACAGTTGATTTCGGTACGGTCATTTGACCCGGACGACGAACAGCAAGTGCCACGGTTGGCGAAATATCGACACATGATGAGGAACACCAATGGCTAGTTTTGGCAACGTAACCATTGGCGACACAGCCACAAAAATTTTGAATGCCAACGACGTGTACCGTCCTGTGTGGATAAACACAGTTGACAACACCACCGTGTTTATTGGTGACACGTCCGCTGTCACCACGTCAACCGGTTTGCCGATCGTCAAAAACAATGTGCCGTTGTACGGGCAGTTAGCACCGGGTCAGGAACTTTGGGGTATCTGTACGTCAGGTCAAAGCGAAGATGTGCGATATTTCACGCACGTTGACTGACGGACCGTCTGTTATTATTCCGTGTTGACCGCCGACAGGCCACGCCGCGCTAGGCAGCGCACCTGACTGTCACTGTCAGAACCCATCCGAACAGTATTGGAGAAACTGACCGTGAAGCTGCTTGACCAGTTGGTTGCCGAGCGTGCCGAAATCGCCACCGCCGTTGAAGCGGTGTTGGATCGTGCCGCAGAGGAAACCCGCGACCTGACCGAAACCGAAGATAAGAACCTAGGCGACCTCACCGAGCGTGCCAAGGCCCTTGACGCCCGTATTGCTGACCTGCGGGAAATTCAGGTCAGCCACCTTGAAGCCGCAAAGCTGCGTGCTGAGGTTGCCGCCACCCCCATTAGCCCTGCTCAGGAGCAGCCCGCCGTGAACCGCATTGACGTAAAGAGCGAGCCGCTCACCTACGAGCAGAACGCCCCGCACTCATTCTTCCGTGACTCATACGCCGCAGAATTCTTGGGCGACGTTGCCGCTCAAGAGCGGTTGAACCGTCACATGGGCGAGATGCGCACCGAACTGCGTGATTCCGGATCGGGCAACTTTGCCGGACTGGTTGTGCCGCAATACCTCACCGGACTGGCTGCGCCGTTCCTCCGTGCAGGCCGTAACACCATGGACGTTGCGAACGGTCTGCCGCTTCCCGGCGACGGGCTCACCGTCAACATCTCGCGCATCACCACCGGTTCGTCCGTTGCTGCGCAGGACGGTGACAACGGTGCCGTGACCGAAGCCACACCGGATGACACCCTGTTGACCGTCAATGTTCGCACCTATGCGGGCATGGTTGACGTGTCCCGGCAGGCCCTTGAGCGTGGAACCGGTGTTGACGGACTGTTGGCCGCTGACCTTGTGTCCGCATACAACAGCAAGGTCAACGCCGATGTCATCAACGGCGATGGCACCTCCGGCACGCACCTTGGCATCCTGAACACGTCCGGCATCGGTGACGTTGACGTTGACGACGCCAGCCCCACCGCCTACGAGACCTTCCAAAAGATCGTGAAGGCCATCGGCACGGTGACCGCTGCCCGCTACGTGCAGCCCGATGTCATCATCATGCACCCCCGCCGTTGGGCGTACATTTCGGGCGGGCTTGACTCGTCGAACCGTCCGTTGGCCGGTGTCACGGTTGCCACGTCGCAGAACATCATCGCCCTTGGCAACCCCGGTGCCTACGGTGTCGCCGCTGGCGAGATCGCAGGTGTGCCAGTCGTCGTTGACGCCGGCATCCCCACCAACCTTGGTGCGGGCACCAACGAGGACGCCATCATCGTGGCGAACCGTGCTGACCTTGTGCTGATGGAGCAGGCAGCTAGCCCGCTCATGCTGCGCTATGAGTCGGTCGGTTCCGGCACC